TAGAAAGAGCTCAATCATTAGTAGATTATTTAAATAATAAGTGTAGCGATGAAGAGTGTTACGGAGGTTGTAGAATTAAATACCAAGTTATTAAACTAGATGGATTAGTTAACCTATTAGATTCAGCTTTAGTAACAGGAGGAGATGATGTACCTGAAGGTCATTATGCAGAAGATAATATGAAAGCAACAGTTGTTCCTAACAGAAACAAAATATTTGCTTCTATTACCCAAGCCGTTGCTCTATCAGTAGCAAATAGGACAGGAGAGAATTGTGATATTGCAATGGGTATCCACGCAGGTGATCATTCAATTTATCCTGATTGCAGACAGGAATTTAGAGATGCAGATGATGAAGCTTTTAGACTAGGTAATTGGGATGCCGAAAGAGTACATTATTGGACACCTTACTTATTAGGAGATAAATTCACTATCCTACAAGATGGGGAAGTATTATGTGAAGAACTAGGTTTAGATTTTGATGAAGTTTATAAAAGAACAATGACATCTTATAAACCAATTCATATTCATGGTGGAGGGGGAGATGGATGGTATGCCGATTATAAATCAGCCTCTTCAGTAGAACGTATTGAAGCTTTTATGGCATTAGGTAGACCTGATCCATCACAATATGCTGATGAGAAGGGGGTTGTAGATTATGAAACAGCTAGAATTTACGTAGAACAGGTTCTATCAGAATATGAAAAAGAACAATTAAATATAAAATAATATTATGAGCGACGGAATAACAGAAGCAAGACGAGGTACTTACTTTGATAACTCAACAACTAGAGGAAGTAAACCTAAACAGGAGGAACCTTCGAAAAGTACTACGGCTCGAGGCTGGTTTTTAAAATATGGACATTGGAGTTTCTTTACACTTTCCGTATTAGAAGCTCTTGCAGGGGATGGACTTATAGCAATCGCTTTAATGATACTTTTTTACAACTACCAAACAGGTAAAAGATAATACATGAATAAATTAATATACATATCAGCCACATGGTGCGGACCTTGTAAGACTTTTGGACCGATAATGGAACAAGTAGCTAACTCAGGAGTATCTGTAACGAAGTTGGATGCAGACAGAGACCAGCAAGCATTAGCTGACTACCAAGTACGAAGCGTACCAGCAGTAATTAAGGTAGACGGATCAGGAAAAATGATCGATAAGTTTATAGGAGTTAGATCAATGCAGGAAGTATTAAATTTCTATAATGGGTAGATTCCAATCAACAAAGATATATGACGGCTTCAGCACCGTCTTTCGTCAATGGGATGCAGAAGGTACGCACTGCCAGAAACTACATGGATATGGCATTAGTTTTAAAGTAACTTTCGAAGGAGAGCTAGATCATAGAAACTGGATATTTGACTTCGGAGGTATGAAAAGAGCTAAAACTCTTATTGACGGGCTACAGCCTAAAGCTTGGATGGATTATATGTTCGATCATACCTTCCTAGTAGCAGAAGATGATCCGTTCAAGGAATCTTTCTTAGCAATGAATGTAGCGGGAGTAGCTCAAGTAAGAGTAGTTCCCGCAACAGGAGCTGAGAAGTTCGCAGAGTACCTGTACGGAAAGCTAAGCACCTTTATTAAAGAAGAAACCGAAGAAAGAGTAAAAATAATATCAGTCGAGTTCATGGAACACGGTAAAAATACAGCTCTCTACATTGCAGATTAGGTAATGGAAAACGAAGACGATTGGGAAATGCAAGAACCTAAAGACGGCTTCACAAAAGAAGATGAGAAGTACCTCTTTCGGATGTTACAAAACATGACTATACTCGGAGAAAAATCACTTAAAGATCGGAAAAAAAACTAAAAAAGGCTTGCTTCTGCAGGCCTTTCTTCGTATCTTTAGGTATAGATAATAAGAGTTATGACAGATCAAACAAACTACACCGAATTCGAAGCCCTTCAAGAGTTTAATCATTTTCAAACTTTAGTAAATACTAAAGAGTATGTTACTAAAGATGAATATAATTTCATCATTGCTTATGATGCAACAGAAAAAACTAATTTCTGCTACGTAGGAGAGTATAGTAAATACGGTGAGTATTTAAACTTACATGTTTATAGTGAGCATGATCATGAAAAACGTCAATACGAAATGGAGGTAGGGATTTAATATGAAAAGGATATTATACCTCCACGGCCTTGAAAGTAAGCAAGGTGGGGAAAAAGTTGGTTTTCTAGCAGGTCAAGCTTGTGTTTATGCTCCTGCTATGGACTACCGTGATGAAGATTTACATAGTAAAGTTTATAACATAATAATAGAATTCAAACCGGATTTACTTATCGGTAGTAGTATGGGAGGATATGTTGCTCATGAATTTGCTAAAGCATTTAACTTACCTGCTATCTTATTAAACCCAGCACTCCATAGTCGTAGTTTTGAACCGGATTTAGATACCTTTATTTTAAGTTTTGATACTTCATTTCATGAACGTCAAATCGTAGTATTAGGAAAAGAGGATAAAGTTATAGATCCTGAACGGACTAAAGAAATGCTTCAAGGTGATACTAGGTTTATAATAGAGGAAGTTGAAGGAATGGCACATAAAACACCTTTTGACATATTTATTAACATATATAACAAATACATAAATGGATAATTTCGATTTAAAAAAATACTTAGCTGAAGGAAAGTTATTAAAAGAAGAGCAGTATTCAAGTGAGAGAATAAACCAACGTGATGTAGAAGTAGGCACGGATGTTATTAATCATAATTTTGATACTATTGATGTAATAAATCTTGATAACGGATATAAATTAAAAATCACCACAACCTACTACTTTAGAGACCCAGGAGTAAAAGGATACAGTGATACCGTTAGTGAAGAAAATCCTATGTTAAATGGTATAACAACTACATTAATGGATCCTTCCGGTAAGGCTGTTAAGAATCATAACTTTACAGGTTCCAGTCAATGGTGGATGTTACAATCTGGAAAAGATAAGTTTATTCCTTACATCACCGAATGGTGGAAAGATAAAATTAAAAAAATAACAAATACATAAATGGATAACTTCGATTTAAAAAAATACTTAGCTAAGAATAAGTTAAATGAAGAAGATAAAGGATCTATGTATCAACTTATAAAATTAAGAGATATAGAAAATCCATATAACTTGCATAAAGATCTAATTTCTTCTTTAAATAGATTTACAAGAGCAACTGTAGCTAAAGAGCAGGGATATCAAGGAGTTGGTTTAGATAATGAATTAAAATTAACTCGTCTTGATGTAAACAACCAATCATCATTCCATAAACTTGATAAAGAAGAAGTAAAAGATACTTTAAAAATAGCCCTTGAATTATATAGAAGTACTTTAAATGAACGGAAATTAAAATAATATGGATAATTTCAATTTAAAAATATGGCATATTCAGAAAAAGTAATCGATCACTTCCAAAACCCAAGAAACATTGGTACATTAAATAAAGAAAGTAAGATGGTAGGAACTGGCTTGGTGGGAGCGCCAGAATGCGGTGACGTTATGCGTTTACAAATAGAAGTAGATGACGTAACAGGGATAATTAAAGACGCTAAGTTTAAAACCTTTGGCTGCGGATCTGCTATTGCATCTTCATCTCTTGCCACAGAATGGTTGAAAGGAAAAACAATAGAATCCGCAATGGAAATTGATAACATGGATATCGTAGAAGAATTAGCTTTGCCTCCGGTTAAAATTCATTGCTCCGTATTAGCAGAAGACGCTATTAAAATGGCAATAAATGATTACCGTGTAAAACAAGGATTGGCACCAATAGAGGATAATAAAAAGCACTATTAGTTAAAATGGATAATTTCGATTTAAAAAAATATTTAGCTGAAGGTAGATTATTCGAAGAAGATGGTTTTGATAAAGACCAATGGATATATCTTACAGATGACGAAAAAGATGAATTTGCTGAAGATATATTTGATTTAATTAATAATGCTTATTCAAATATAGGAGGTAATCCAAACTATAAATCATCATCCGATGTAGTTGGTGGTGAAAGAGCAGCCGATTATATGGTTATTGATTTAGATGATGACGATGAATTTGATGCTGTTAAAGTATCTAAAAGGAAAGAATCAGGCAACAAATCCGTAGCAATGGGACATGATGGTTCAAAACCTGCTAAATCAGCATCTGTAAATATTACAGCTTTAATGTTAAAAGAACCAGGCCATTATATTGAGGTTTCTGGTAAATTAAAAGATATTTTACAATCAAAAGGTGTTCCTATCATTACTGATAAAGAAACAATTGAACGAGTAATGAAAGGTAAATCAATTGAAATGAATGATGATGGAACCTATCAACGTTATATTGGTGGTGAAAACCACACTAAAACATTAATGGGTAATCCATTTTAACGATTTACATAATAAGCATGATCATGAATAGAAGTAACTTTACATTCAGAATCATATCTACAGATTCCAATATCCTCAAAAGCCATAGAGTTATAAGTTCCACAGCTGGTTAATCCTAACGCTAATAATAGAATAATAATTTTTTTCATATGTTTGATTTTAATATTAAGTAATTTTGGTCGATTATACATATTAACGTCATATTAGTAATCATAACGTCATATAAAGCGTCATATGAAAAACTTGGAGGAGCGAAAGCTCCTTCATATATTTACGGCATAATAAAAAATAAGAGTTATGCTGTTGAATAAAGTTTATAATATAGACAATGAGGAGCTTATAAGGAAACAAATATCCAAGCTTCAACCCTTAAATTACAACCAATTTAGATGGTGGCGTAAATTTGATCAACCACAAAAATCCCTCCCAAATAATGCTCCTTTATTAGATAAAATTAAAAATGGTGATTTAGAGTTTTCACATTATTATTGGCAAGCTAAATTCACTGAATTAGCAATAAATGAAGCATTCAATGAATATAATGGTGATCGACAAAAACTCTTAGAAAAGAACGCAATGGATTTATCTCGTAGAAAACGTTTATGGGAAGATTTTGAACGAGATGAAAAAGATAAATTAACATTCCTCCGAAAACAATTTTCAAAGGAATTTCGTATGACTGAGGATGATTATGAAAATGAAATACTCGAATTTGGAGGTTCACTAGAAGAGTTGTATCATCACTGCACAATTATTTATGGTAAAAAATATAAAGTTCAATCTAAAAGAGGTCGTCCTAAAAAATAAAATGATAGAAGTTATAAAACATACATTTGGATTTTGTGGTGAACATTGGCACCCAAATATCTTTACAATTTTAATAAGTGGGCTTGGATTAACACCTGCTTTTCATTATATTAAATATAGAATAAAAAGTTATGGTAAAAATTAGCCACGAAACCCCTTTGTGCTTGTTAAAAGATAGCAAGTATTTTAATGATTATGACTATGCTCTTGTTCATTTATTAGATGAATCACCTGAATATGCTGAATATTTCATGGAAGTTAGGGCTGATGGTAGGCATATTATTTTAGATAATTCATTACATGAACTTGGAGAAAGCTATGGTGATGAAGGTTTATTAAAATGGGTTGATAAATTGCGTCCACAAGAATTTATTATACCTGATGTATGGCAGGATAGAGATGCATCTGTAGTAAATGCTCGTAAATGGGCTCAAATTGAATTACCTGAAGGTGTTGAAAAAGTAGCAGTAGTTCAAGCAACTACAATTCACGAAGCATCAACTTGTTATCAAACATACAAGGATTTAGGTTATAAAAAAATAGCATTTTCTTATGGTGCTAGCTATTACAATGATGTTGTTCCTCACCCAAATAAAGATTTAGGTAAAGCATTAGGACGATTATCTGTACTTTCAGTTTTACTAGAAACTAATGTAATACATCAAAGTGATAGAATACATTTACTTGGTTGTTCCATACCACAGGAATTTGGTTGGTACCGCGGATTTAAGTGTATTGAATCGATAGACACATCAAATCCAGTAATGGCGGCGTTAGAAAATATTCATTATTCAATTGCGGGATTAGACAAAAAACCAACAGCAAATATGAATGATTATTTTTATATGGATGAAATCAATATTAATTATAATACATTAAATTACAATTTAAACAAATTTAGACAAATAAACGATTTATAATATGGAAAATAAACTATTAAGTCTGTATGATTACTTAGGTAAGGCAGCAGGAATGGAATTAGGAGACAAAGTATTCAAAGCCTCAACAGCAATGAATATTAAACCGGAATCAAGAGATGTAGAAACAAAAACTTATTGTGGTAAGGTAATGCTTTATCCTAAAAGTTTTTTAGATTTATACTTTCAAAACAACAAACAATCTGAAGAGAAAGAATTATTTTTTGATGTACCTTCATCTTTACCTTTTTAAAGTATGTTAACTAAACAAGCAATAAGAAGTACTCAAAAAATCTATATAGATAAAAATCTAATAGAGGATAAAGATGTAATAATTAATTTAAGTAAGGATTGGAGTGAAAACCAAGAAATATTTTTCCGTAAAATGTTACAGCAAGGTGGGGAATTTACATTAAAAGGTACTAACTTTATGGTTAGAGTTGTTGAACCAATCCGTAATAGTAAAGGTGAATTAGATTTTGCATCACCAGAATATAAAGATGAAGATGAATAAAAATAAAATTATGGAAAAAAACAAAAAACACGTAGTAGTATCCCTTTCGGGTGGTATGGATAGTAGCACTCTGCTACTTAAATGTCTAAAAGAGTTTGACACAGTAACAGCGTTATCATTCGACTATGGTCAAAAACACAGAGTTGAATTAGAAAGAGCTCAATCATTAGTAGATTATTTAAATGATAAGTGTAGCGATGAAGAGTGTTACGGAGGTTGTAGAATTAAGTACCGTAAAATTGAATTAAATGGATTAGTTAGTTTATTAGATTCAGCTTTAGTAACAGGAGGAGATGATGTACCTGAAGGTCATTATGCAGAAGATAATCAACGTCAAACTGTAGTACCTAACCGTAACAAGATATTCTCCTCTATTACTCAAGCAGTAGCTTTATCAGTTGCAAACCGTACAGGAGAGAATTGTGATATTGCTTTAGGTATTCATGCAGGTGACTTCGGAGTCTATCCAGATTGCAGACAAGAATGGAGAGATGCTGATGACCATGCCTTTAGAATTGGTAATTGGGATAGTGAACGAGTTGGTTATTTCACACCTTACCTCCACGGAGATAAATTCGATATCCTTAAGGATGGTGAGATATTATGTGATGAATTAGGTCTCGATTTTAACGACGTGTACTCACGTACTAACACATCATACAAACCATACCCTTCAGGTAACTCAGATTACAAATCAGCATCAAGTGTTGAACGTATTGAAGCTTTTATTAAATTAGGGCGTCCTGATCCTGTAATTTATGAAGATGAAACGGGTGTAGTAAGTTGGGATAAAGCATTTAACCATGTTCAAAAAGTTTTAACAGAACATAGTTAAAAAACTAACATTTATGATATTTATAGTGGTACCACATAAATTATTATAAATATGAAAGTAAGCATTTACTGCATTGTTGATAAACATGGGATTCCTTTATATGTAGGAAAAACTAAAAATTCTCTACCTATGAGGGAATCCCAATATCAAAGAAGGTTAAAAGAAGAAGTTTTTATATTCGAGTTAGACTCGGTAGAGAATGAAGAATGGAAGTTTTGGGAATGTTATTGGATTGAACAGTTTATTAGTTGGGGGTTTAAACTAAAGAATAAAAATAAAGGTGGGGGAGGTCCTGAATATCACCCTAAAGAAGTAAGGGAAAAAATGAGTAATACCCCACGTCCTACAACTTCCAAAAAACTTAAAGGAAAAAAACGCCCGGATGTTAGTAAAAGAAGAAAAAATTCAGTATTTAGCCTAGAAACAAATAAAAAAATCTCAGAAGCTAAAAAAGGACATGAATGTTATAATAATGAAAGAACAGAAAAAATAAAAAAATCAAACGAAAAACATTATAAGTCTGGTTCTGAAAGAAATAAAAAGATTTCAAAATCCAATGTAGGAAGAAAAAACACCCACATTACTATTCTCCGTTCTATATCCGTAGTTCAATTAGATAAACAATCCAATTATATACAAGACTTTAAAAGTGGGGTTAAAGCAGGAGAATCATTAAATAAACCATCCTCTGCTATATCTGAATGTTGTAGTGGAAAAAGAAAAAGTGCTTATGGTTACATTTGGATGTATAAAGAAGAATACGTACATTAATATTAAATATAAAATTATGAGCGACGGAATAACAGAAGCAAGACGAGGTACTTATTTTGATAAATCTAATCAAACAAAAGAAATGGAAACTAATAAACAACCCAACCCAAACCCATATAAAAAATTCTTATTTAATACTCCTGCTAAAATAGTTCGTATTTTAGGGTATGGAATGTTATGGTGGAACTTGGATATAGGAATAACTTTACTTATATTAAGTGAGGTAATAGGAGATTAAACAACTAAACAATAAATAAATTATGAATCAAAAAGAATTATGGTATTTTAGCGCAGAATGGTGCGGACCTTGT